AAAAGTGAAAAGGAAATAGTTAAAGTAATTAAAGGGATGCTAAGAGCGGAAATAAAAAACGCCCAAGCACTTCTTTAGCAAAGATTATACTGCTGGCCTTGCCGATGGTAGGGGTGGTTTTTTGACACCTGAAAAAATAGATAATAAGAGATATATGGCATCCAAAGTAAAAAATGATTACAAGGCATTAATCCATGGTTCAGAAAATATAAAAAATAATCCTAAAATCGTTTTATCAGCAGTCAAACAGGATGGGAAAGCTATAATGCTTGCATCCGATAAATTGAAAGATAATAAAGATATCATACAGGCTGCAGTAAAAGCCACAGGAAAATCCCTGGAGTTAGTGCCTGATAAATATAAAGATGATAAAAATGTGGTGTTAGCAGCCGTTCGCCAGGCAGGAGGAGCGTTAGAATTTGCATCTGAGCGTTTAAAAAATGACAGGGATGTTGTTCTCGCAGCGGTCAAGAAGGATGGTGATGCGTTAAGATATGCTTCTGAACGTTTGAGAGACGATAAAGATATTACCTTAACAGCAGTTCAGTCTAAAGGGTATATTTTAAGCCATGCTTCTACACGTCTGAAAGATGACAAAGATATTGTTTTAGCCGCCGTCAAAAGCTATGGCTATTCAATGCAATATGTTTCTGAGCGATTAAAAGATGATGAAGATGTTGTTATCGCAGCCATTGGAAAAGATGGAAATGCTCTTGAACATATTTCTGACAGATTCAAGGACGAGAAAGATATTGTATTAAAAGCTGTTCAAAATGATGGCTATGCTCTAAAATTCGCATCTGAAAGACTGAGAGATGACAAACAAACCGTACTGGATTCAGTAAATAATTATGGCCCTGCACTCGAATACGCTTCAGAACGCTTAAAAGATGACAAATTTGTTGTCCTGGAAGCAGTAAGTCATTCCGGCCATGCCTTAAAATATGCTTCCGAGAGAATGAGAGATAATAACTCTGTTGTTTCAATAGCCATGAAAAATGATAGCAATGCGAGTCGCTATGCGTCAGAAAGAGTTATTGAGCTCCTTAGAAAAAATGTAACTTATAAATTTGTATGATGTGTATATCTGGTCATTAAGTTTCATCAGTTCCGACTGAACTGAATATTACTTCAGGCTGACGTATTTTATTAACGTCAGCCTGTCTTTTAACAACGTCATATTACTGGCTTGCAGGCACATCAGGCCAGTCTGGATTTGAGGTGTCAACTCGATTTACCAGTACCCTATACTTTTTTCACTCGGCGAGCTGCGTTTTATCATCATCTGTGGCAACGTTCTTTCCCATACATCCCTCTGCCAAACCACCCGGGAACGCCGAGCACCGTCATTCCGTCGAGAAAAATGCGATCGGCCTCTTTCTTCGTGCGTAACGCGTTGTCGTACATGTAATCGTGTATTATCGCGGCTTTGGCGTATTTGCCGTCTGGAGGCATGAACGCCCAGAAGATACGCGGCACACTGGCGAGGTCGGTGATGAATCCTGCGGGGACTTCGATCACGTCGTGTTGTCGTCGCTGAGGTAAAACTCAAAGGGTTCATGCACGCGCCAAAGGTAGTGATCGAGCATTTCAAGAATAGCGGGAGTTGTGAAGCGGCTCATGGTAATTACTGTTCTGCCTGTATGATAAAGGAGTTGTTTTAGAGAGCGTTATCTACTATGTTCATTCTTTAGATTGATTAATCATCGTATTGCCGGGTGCTTCGTTGTGCAGCACCCATTTTTTTAACTCTCTTCCGGCCAGCCGATAACAGAATCCAGTACAGCCCGTGTATCGACAGCCCCACATCATAAATAATCGCTACCTGCTGTCGCGGTACTCCTGCCCTAGCTGCGCCCATTGCTCCGGGGTGAGCTTTGGACGTCTGCCACCAATACGACCTTTTGAATGCACCACTTCCAACCCGGCGCTGGTACGCTCAACGATCAGCTCACACTCCATTTCAATGCCAGAACGGCAAGGCTCCTCCTGAGCGAAAAGGACTTTTTTTTGAAAGTTTCTGGAAAATAAAAATAGTACTATTTGAGCATTAATTGAATCAGCCGAATTTTTCTAATTCATCAATCAGATGGACATAGCATTTGCTATAAAAAAATAAAAAGTATTCCTGCTATCTATATATATAAATGAGTTATGTACATATAAAAGGATCATTACCGTGACAAAAATAACTTTATCCCCCCAGAATTTTAGAATCCAAAAACAGGAAACCACACCACTAAAAGAAAAATCAACCGAGAGAAATTCTTTGGCAAAAAGTATTCTCGCAGTAAAAAATCACTTCATCAAATTAAGTTCAAATTTATCGGAACGTTTTATTTCGCATAAGAACACTGAATCTTCTGCAACACACTTTCACCGAGGAAGCGCATCTGAGGGCCGGGCAGTGTTGACAAATAAAGTCGTTAAAGATTTTATGCTTCAAACGCTCAATGATATAGATATTAGAGGTAGTGCGAGTAAAGACCCCGCATACGCCAGCCAGACCCGTGAAGCTATACTATCGGCAGTTTACAGCAAGAATAAAGATCAGTGTTGTAATTTGCTCATCAGCAAAGGGATCAACATAGCGCCTTTTCTTCAGGAAATTGGCGAAGCAGCGAAAAATGCAGGTCTGCCCGGAACAACCAAAAATGACGTTTTTACGCCAAGCGGCGCAGGGGCCAATCCTTTTATAACTCCGTTGATTTCATCAGCAAACAGTAAGTATCCACGTATGTTTATCAATCAACATCAGCAGGCATCCTTTAAAATCTATGCGGAGAAGATCATTATGACAGAAGTTGCACCACTGTTTAATGAGTGTGCTATGCCGACTCCACAGCAATTCCAACTGATACTAGAAAACATTGCTAATAAATATATACAAAACACTCCCTGAACACAGAAAAACCAAAAAATATGCGGAGCCTCTTCCTGATTAATATGAACCAATAGTATCCATAATTTTCCCCAGGAACTAATTCCGGAGCTAAACCGTCATTTACCAGTGCTAAAATTATACACTCAGCCATCAAAAAAAATAGCCATTGCTGCTATATAACATATAGCAGCAGTCTCTACTACATAGCTATATTTTTTATCAGACTGGTTGTTCCGGCCAATCAGGATTTGAGGTATCCACCCGGTTTACCAGTACCCTGTATTTTTTCCATTCGTCGAGCTGCGCTTTCTCATCATCTGTTGCGAGTCCAAGATCAACAGCATCCTGTAACGGCGCGATTTTTTCAGACGCTATTTGCAGGAGCCTGCTTTTGGTTTCTTCCGCCTGACGAAGTTGCGCTGCTGTTTCCGCAGCTTCATCCTTCACCCACGCCTTACCATCCCATTTCTGGTATTCACCGTCTGGTGAAACTGATGTGACATTTTCGGGCAACGGGCCGAGTTCGGAGATATAAACCTGATTGCCGGTTGTTGTGTCGTAAACCGTCTCGCCGCGGTGATCCTCCTGCAGACTCCATGTTTGGGTTTCAGCGTCAAATACAGCAATATGACTGGAGGGAATATCAGGAGGGGCGATATCAGTACAGTTTGCCGGCAGTCCTGTGTGCGGCGGAATATACGCATCACCTGCCCCAATAAATTCGTTAGTATCTGAACGCAGATTGAAAATTTTAATTGTCTGCGGGGTGTCACTCATTTTAATCGTCATTTTTTACTCCGGATAAATATTCTGGATTCAGGTGATTGTCATGATAATCGGGGCCGAGAAAAACATGATGCCTATGAGTACCAATATAAATATCATCAACCTGATGGCGGGGACTGATACAGGTGTTACCTGATTTTTTGCAATACGTTCTGGCGTTCGGACAAAGCGCCTTTGACGGACAGTATGCCGTTGTGCTGAATACAGCATCCTGGCGGGCGCTGGCGTATTGCCAGTTAATTTCCGTGGCGCAGTTAATAAAACCATCCCACGCCAGCTTCATTTGCCGGGCGACACTGTCCGGGGATACCTGACCACACCCGGCCCCCATCGCAGGGAATACTACCGATTTAATTTTCTTGTCTTCCCCGGCGCTTTTATTGTGCTGAAATATTGCGAATAACGCTGCACGTGTTGCGTTATAAACCGCATCGGTGCCGTCGATTATCAGCGGAACGCGCATCGTCGGGGCATGAACCAGCCACGGATGCTGACTGTTACCCGTTTCAATAACAAAGGCGCTGCCGACGGGCTGTTCTCCCAGATATTCACGGATGATATTTTGCTGTACACGTTCCTGTAACTGCAGCCCAAAATATGCTGTTATCGCAGCATCCACGCCGCCATCCATCAAACCGAAAGAGTTCGCCGCACTGACCATGCAGTCAAATTCCGGTATGGTTTCAAACGGTCCTGGGATAATTTCCACATTTTCGGTATTCTGAAAAGAATGTTCAAAAGCCGCGGCCATTGCTGGCACGGGTGCTGAAAGAATTAATTTAATCATGCAAGCCTCACAATATAATTAAACGCGATATTCTTCACTGTAGTTTCCGCATTACCGTCTGCGTCCACAATAACGACGTGTCCGTGTGGACCGATATACATGGTGTGCTCATGTCCTCCGATATAAACTGTATGTGCATGGTCGCCAGCGGCCTGTGTCCACGCACCACCTCCAGGCTGAAATGAGGTGTGATTGGAATCTCCCCAGTATGAATTGATATAACCGCCGAACTGGTGAGTATGGTTGCCCGTTGTATTGGTCGATTTCGTGCCGTAATCAAAGGATGAGGTACTCTTCGTTCCGAGGTCGGTATCCTGTGCCCGCGCAGAGTGTGAGTGCCGCTTGTTACCGTCCATTTCCTGAGACAACACCGCCCGCCCGCTGGCGGGCTTGCCTTTGATTGTCCAGCCGCGCATGTCCGGAATAACACCGGACGGATAAGCTATAGCCAGCAACGGGTACACTGACTTATCAAAAGTTTGCCCCTGCATCAGGGCATAACCGGCAGGAATGGTGTCAGACGGCCATGCTATCGGCGCCCCTACTGGATGCGAATCCGGAGGTGGGTTTAGTGTGGTGTAGAGCATTGCCCATTCGGACCACTCAGCATCGGCGTTATCTCGATGGCTGCGAATATATGCAGGCGCTGGCGCACCGTTAACCCCGCTCCAGCCAATGAGGATTTCCCCATCACCGGTTCCGGTCAGACGCAAAACATTCCCGTATTGCGTTGGATAACCGTTATTGTAAACCTCGCCCATTATCAGGCCGTTATCGCTGCCTCTTGTCGTGCCAGTCAGTGCCGGAAGCGCGCCGCGTGATGCCAGTCTGTTCGCTGCAACAGCCGTACCTGATGCAGGAAGCGCCCCGATATTTTGTACAAACAGCGGCTTTTCCGGAATATCGCTACCGCTCTGGTCTTTTGCGAGGTATTTAAGATCCGTCTGCTCCTGACTGTAGACCTGAAGGTTATCCCGTGCCGTTCCTTTATTCTGAAGGTCTGACAGATTGTTTTTCTGCCACAGAAACAGCTTCAGGGGATCTGCCAGCAGGTTTACCCAGCCTGCGCTGTCGGCGCCTTCCGGATCGGTCAGGTTATCGTCAATGGTATTCAGCCAGACCGCTGTTGTTGAGACTCCGGCGAGAATGGCATCTTTTGCATATCCACCAATGGCACCGGCGAACCCGGCATTATACGTGTACAAACCGCCAGCCTGGACGTACCGTATTGCTGCGGTAATATCGTGCATCAGACCGTTAAAATCCTTGCCGTGTGGCGGTATACCTCCCGCTGAAATCGGGGTCATGGTTACCGGAGGAAAACCCGAATCATACGCCGCGTTACCGCTCTCTTTGGTCTGCTGCGTCGCCTTGTCGGGGATATTATTTTTATCCCCGGTACTCGCAAAGGGTACTGCCAGTTGACGGGGTTTATCGTTAAGCTTCATTACGGGTCACCGGTATCATCAAGCAGGACGTCCCATGTCCCGGTGTCGAGAAGAAGCGATCGTGACTGCATATTTTATCCTGTTTACTGCGGTCCCTGCGTGGTAGAACCGCCGGACTTAACACCACTGTGAACATGGTATCCAAAATCAATACCGCCAATCTGCGCGCCACCGGAAAGTTCAGACTGTCCGGTAACATTAAGC